TGTTTTGCGTAGAATCGTAATGTATTCTCCTGTACGGGCTCTGTCATTAGTACTAGTTGTTGGTCTTGTAGTTCGTTTGTTTCTTCCATAGTATTTCTTTAGTCTATCTCGTGTATTACGTCTCTTGGTGGCATGTCTTGTGCCTTCTTTTTCTGTATAATCTTAACTGCTTCCTCCTTGCTCGTACAGGTTACGGCTCCTCCGTTAGGGTTTATTATAGTGAACCACGTAGCTGTTATGTTTTGATCTAGCGTGTGGCTGTCCACGTATTGAGGGTAGAACAATGAGGTTTGGTTTTCTGTTCCTTCTGCCATTATCTTCTCTAGTATTCTGTATGTTTTCATTATCTAGTTGTCTTTGTTATATAGGTACTCTTCTATGGTATTCTCCGCGTCGTTGATATGGTTACACTGACAGTCTTGGTATCCTATTTCGTAGAACTCTTTCATCTGCCCTCTCTCCATCTCCTTGGCTTTCTGTGCTGCGTCTGCCAATAGTAGGTACGACATGCCTTCTAATTGTATATTTGAACCTAGGATTGCACTGAACTCCTCTATAATGTATTGTACTGCTGTCTTTGTCATAATCTGCTTCTTTTAAATCTTATCCGACTCATTAAAAACAGTGGTACAAATAGCCACGCTAGTAGTGCAGCAGGAAACAGTTTGCCCATCACTTCGAGTAGAGTAACGTACTCGTCCGGAGGATCGCTTGCAAATCTGCTTGCGGGGTGTTTGATTAGCCAATAGACTCCGTATACGGTTGTGGCCATCCAATATGCTAGTAGTATTATTATCATAACTGTTATTTTACTGTTCTACTACCCAAACTTGTTTTAATCCGAATACAATGTCTTTTAATTTTACTGTCTCTTCGAAGACATCAAATCCATTCTCTTTTAATATGGCTAATTCTTTTGGGTCATCGAACCATTTATTCATTTGTTCTTTAGAGTCAAACGCAAAAAAATGTCGTTTAATTTTTACTCCACTCATTAAATTCTCTCTGCTTCCAAACCTATTGCGTATGTTTTGCTTTAATAAGGGATCGTCATAAGGACCCGGCCTCTGTGTTTTAAACGTAGAAAAGAAGCCTTGCTCACTAAATATTGGATACCGTTCTATCTTCTCTTTAATAGTATCTCCGGATTCAAATTTAGTATCGGACCATCTCTCTTTTAAAAATAGTATTTGCTTCATAAGTTTAATAGAAGGACTGTCCTCTGTCTTGCCTTCTTGTTCGTATAGCTTGTGTCTTAGATAGCCATAGGGTCCGATTCCTGGAAAGCCACCTTTGGCTATTCTATAGATCCTCTTCTTATTATTGCCTGTCATAACTCTATTCTTATTAATGTTAATGCAAGTCTTCTAGTGAAATGCCCTCTATTCCTGTACGATCCTCTCCATAATGGATTAACTCCTATATTACTGGCCATTCTCACGCTCTTCCAATAGCTAATCCAATCTCTCCATACCATCCTTTCTGTTGGACTGTTTAGGATTGCCGTTAGAAGCTTTGAGTCCCTACTGTTTAGTCTCTTGATCATAGCTTCTCGATCTCTGCCTTTACTTCCATCCAATACTGGTGACCTCTGTCCGCGCCCATGTCCGACAAGACTTGATTGCAACATATCAACGCGCACTCTTTGGCAAACTGCTTCATCGACACTCCTCTTGTGAAGTCCCTGCCCAAATCGAAGTACCTATTGTACAGTTCTACTGCTTTCTCCTGTGGTGTTAACATAGGTTATTTGTTTTGGTTATTTAACTTCCATGCAAGTACATCATAATCAATTCTATATTCTCCTTCTTCCCACATTTTATTTCTCATTTTTTCATCTATTAAAGGAGAAAATTCAGCATCTTTACCGTCTACTTTAATACTAGGTCTGAAGTTACCATCTCCATCTGCGTGAAAAGATGTCCATCTACTTGCACCCGCATTTCCTAAACCAACCCAAGTTCTAAACATATCTTCTAATGCTATTGCTTGAGCTTCGGTAATATTTGAAATTTCTACATTAATTGTTTTCATAAGTTATTTGTTTTGATTATAGGTTTGGTTTAAAAGCAAATTCAAAGTTTAATGGAGCATTTTCTTTTCCTCTTTCATATACATCTTTTATTTGTTCAATTTCTTCTTGTAAATATTTATCAAATAAATCTTGATATATATTTTTAAATATTTGGTCGCCACAATAGCTTTGAATATCTAATCTTAATTTTTCAATTACTGTTTTTTCTCCTGTTTTCATATGTTATTTGTTTTGGCCAAACGTTATCTTGATATCTGCATTTTCTGCAAACGATTTAAACGCGTCTTCTGATGAGTCTGTTTTAAATGCTGGTACACGATCTATCTCTATTAACACGTCTTCCCAATACTCCACTATTACGCTCATGACCTTGTTGTACTTTAGTTTTACTATTACCTCCTTTGCTAGTATCCTTGCACAACTCTTGGCGTTCTCTCTTGAATTGGTATTGGTGTATTGGTAGAACTCGTCGACCAAACTCTCGGCTTTCTCCTTCTCTGTCATAACTTATTGTAAGGGCTTTTTATTATGGCGTTAATCTGTTCTTGTACTTTTACTGCAATTGCTAACTCAAGACCCTTGTCCTTGAAGCTGGTAGTGAAGTAGAACCTTGGCCAATTGAATTTCATCTTGATTTGGTGTAACTCGAAGCCTGGGATTAGAGTCATGTCTTGCATTATTTGATCCATGTACTCGGTCACCTTTGGCTCGTCGAAGTCTAGTCCTGACCACCCGTCTGGTATCCACTGCTTGTATTTAGCGTTGAACTCGTTCTGCGTCATAAGACTAGATTTCTGCATCGTAAGATTTGTTGGACAGTACTCCGTAATAATTGCCTCTACCGAATAGAGCTCTCCACTCTTTGGTAGTCGTTACAACTTCTTTCTCTAACTCTATACGATCGATGTCTCTCTCGCTCTCGCTTATTACCTTTGCGGTGTACGCGCTGACGTCCTTTATGTTGTGGTAGATTCTTCTTACTCCGTTCTTGAATGTAATTCTAATTGTGGCGCCGCCATCGATTAGACTCAATGGGCTTTTTTCGTACCTGTTTCTCATGACTTTTATTGTTTTGTTATAATCAAATATACTGCTATTTCCAACGTTGGGGAAATCTAAGTTTGTGGTTACTTACCGCTTTTTGAACGTATCCAACTGTACATGTAGTCTTGATCTCTCTTTTCGGTGACCTTCTGCAATTCCTTGTCGTAGAACTCTCGAGTCCACCCGTCGTTGTAGGGACTGTTCGCTTCTACCCTTAGTTTTGTGTCGCGTATTGAAGACTCTAGGGAACCGTCAACTTGTTTGACTGTGAGTGAGGCTTCTTGCGATAGTAACCTTTCGGCTAATTCGTTCAATATCTCTTGATGGTTGGTCGGGACTTGCATCGCTAATCTATTGTATAGACCTATTAAGGCTAGTTCTATCTTTGTTTTGTCGCTTATCGGGTCGGGTTGTAAGTTGTCCCACTCCTGAATGTTTATTTCTTCCATCTGTGTATATACTAGGTTATCGGGTTTATTTGTCTTTGTCTACGTAGTTCTTGAGCTTCTTCTTTAACGATTGAACTCTTACGCTTTGCCACCACTTGCCCATATTCGAAGAAGGCTGGTATGTATTTTCCCAGTAGTGTATCTCTCTTCTTATCGGTGCATTGTGTTCTTCTAGATAGTCCACGTCCCAAAAACTGTTGTTCTCCAACATGTCCTCTTCGGTGTACTTGCTAGGACGATTCTCTCTCGCCTTTTCTATCAAGAGCTTGCGTCTTTCTTTTTCTCCTTTAGTCATAGATCAAATATACAGAATCCTTTTTTGCCAGTAAAATAAAAGTTTAAAGTCCGTAAGTTCCCTTTATTGCATTAAAGTTTTGAGTGATTTCTCCTGACGATAATCCTCTACCGTATACACGCATTTGATAAAATGCTGGGTAGAATGCCGCTGTAGAGTTATTCAATACGTCTGTGAATCCTGTACCTGCATTAGTGTGTCTTGCACCAAAATAGAAATTATTAGATGCAAATAGAGTTTGAATACTCACTGTGTCTGTAGTACCAACTTGAATACCATTTAAATACAAGCTATGACTAGTTCCGTTTATAACAAATACCCAATGTCTTACTGCATCGCTAGCTGTTACAGTTTCTGAGGACTCAGAAGTTGACTTACCATAATTTATTGATGTTGCACTATCCATGTAAGCGAAGTAGCCAGAGCCAGAGTTATAAACTTCATTACCCCATATTGCTCCCCAATAATCAGTAGGATTGAACGAAGCAACCATTTCTACTGTTACTGCACTACTAGTAATATTATAAGGCACACTAATATATCCAGTTTCTTCTGAGTAATTATTGGCGTTTGCTAATTGTATACCGCCTGAGAATGAAGATGTATAAGAAGAAGCTCCATTCAACGTTGCGTTGTATCCATTACCAGTTGCATCAGTCCATGTTGTTCCTGAAGTTGGTGCTGATGCTAGGTTGAATACCAGTCCTGAAGTTACAATTCCACCAGATCCACTAGAAGAAGGAGTTATGCTAGGAGTCGCTGAAGGAGTTCTTGTTACTGATGGTGATGGAGTTATACTATTGCTCGGAGTTATAGAATTACTTGGTGTTATGGTTACTGAAGGAGTAATACTAACGCTAGGAGTTAAAGTTACTGAAGGAGTTATTGAAGCTGTAGGTGTTACAGATGGACTTGAAGTTATAGTTACAGACGGAGTTATTGACGGACTGGGGGTAACCGAAGGAGAAAAGGTATTGAGTTGAGGTTCTATGAATTGAATGCTTCCTCCACTTGTCGACCTATAATCTGCCACAGCGTTTCTAAACTTGATCTGTTGCTGCCTATTAATGTTTATTGCTTTTTTTGCTGCCATCTATAGGATAAATATGTTACGATACTGAGAGTAAAATTCTATTTTAGAAAAGGCAATATTGCTAACTCTTTTGCTTTTGCTTCAACCATAATGTCCACATCCAACTCGTATGTATTGGGGAGGGAATTAATATACAATGAATGGGCTTGCGGTTTTTCTTTAGCGTTGTTTTCATGTAATGCTTTTGATTCTGAGTAGTGCACAATTGGTTTTATGTCTTTTGGCCAAGTTGTTGATGCCAACTGTAAGGCCTCTTGCTCAGTCATATCTCCAGTACAAAATTGGTGGTGATGGTAATCGAATACAATAGGAATACCTATCTTCTTATGAATGTACATTAGATCTTTAACTGAGTACATAGATGCTTTGTCATCGTTCTCTACTGTTAATCTCTTACGTACTGAACTAGAAAGTCTCTTAAAGTTTTCGCAGAACCTATTCATAGCGGTCATCTTGTCTCCGTATACTCCGTTACAGTGTATGTTGATCTTGTTGTACGGAGTTTTAGAAAGGCCCATCATATCGAATAGTTTGCCGTGCATTTCTAAATCGGATATGGCATTATCAACTACGGTGTCCTTTGGCGAAGTAAGTACTACGAATGGACCGGGATGACACGTGATTCTCATATCCCAAAACTTGGCAAAGTCTCCTGCCTTTTTTAATTCAGACTTGATCTCTTTGTAGTCCTTTAGTTCGGTTATGTCTATGTTGTTTCCCCATGGAATTATGCTAGAAGACAATCTAAACAGTTTTATTCCGTGTTGTCTGTTCCATTCAAGTATCTTAATGATATCTCTAGAATTTAGGAGTGCCAATTCTGAAACGTAATCCATTCCTTTGGCTTCGAATGTGCGCTTCATCATTGTTCTATTTGTACTAACATGTTTCTGCATAGTCATATTAATACAAGCGTAGCCTAAATTCATAACTTTTATTTTTTTCTTTTTTTGTAGAATGTGTTGGTATCTTCGTCGTACCATGGCGCTCTATAAATTTCAAAAGCAATCCAAAGTCCTGTACCGATCAATCCTATTGCAATATACAACATAACCTTTACATTTTGTTTATTATCTTTTGAGCCTGTTTACAGAGTTCGCTACCTTCTACTTGATTGCCGTGAGGAAGAGAACTGCCTTTCTGATACCCTGATGGTGATTCGTACCACTGAGAAGGATCTACGAATTTCTTTTGATATTCTATGTGCAATTTTATCCACGTTATAGAACTGCTCTCGCACATGTCGTTAACAAATTCTGCTTCTTCTTTAGTCATTTTTCAAATACTTTTTAAGAGCATCATAAGCTGGAGCATTTTCAAAACAACCCAAACCCATATTTTCTAGTATAACTTTAACATCTGATACTGTTTTGACTTTATCCCAATCAATCGCAAACCATTTGGGTTGTTCAGTTACTAAATTTTTAGAATCAATTTTTATTACTCTGGATTTTTTTGTCATTGCCATTTTCTTCTTCTTTTTGTTGAATGTTTTTTAATGCTTCGTATAATGCTTCTTGAATTACTGGACTTCTTTTCTCGTAGTCTTCTACTAATTTATTTATACTTTTCTTTTTGGGTTCCTTGTAAGTAAGAATTTCTTTGATAGTTCTTGGATTTCCTGGAGGAATATTCTTCCACAAAGCATCCTTCTTCTTAATCAGTTCCGCTCTTATTTGTAGTCTCTCTCTTTCCATTCTTTCTGCGAAGAACGTGAACAAGAACCATCTCTCGATGATTTCATGCCAAATTGCTTTAAGCTTCTTCATTCTTAACTTCTTTTTTAGCTGGTTTCTCTTGAGATTTCCACTCTGTTTTAGATACATAAGACCACTGGTTTCCTGCCATTTGGTAAGCTTGCACATCAGGTACTCTAATGATGTTGCCTGTTTTTTTGTTTTTTAAACACTTCATGTTTGTCCATGTTTTATTTGATTACGAAATACATTTTGAATTTACTCAATTTATTACAATCTTGTATTAATTTGTTTATGGTGTCTTTCCATTCAGAGTACTCCTGTTTCTTCCGTTTGTCAGGACACTTCATAAACAAATCTTCGATCTTATCGGTAAGTTCTACGATATTAGCCATACAACAAAGTTCCAAATTAATCCAATAATAATAGAGCCTAAAAACAGTATTACACTCATCGCTCCTACTGCCTCATTAGAGTCTTGTTGTTTTTGTGTTCTACCTTGATACTCTGGTTTTCTCTCTTCCACTTAAAACCTTTTTGATATGTTAATAATAAATTCTGTTTCATCTTTTGATAACACATTCCACTTTGTGTAGATCTTGTCTAAAGCTTCTATAAACTCTAATTCTGCTACACATACTTGTCTATCTATGTCTGTATTCTTTAGATGCCCTTTATCTTTTAACCAATCTATAACTTGCTCTATCTCATATTCATCACAATCTTCTAAAAAATCGTTAACTTCTACGTCAACGTCAACCTCTGTGTCTACTTGTACTAAAATGTTTGGCATAACTTTTATTTTTTTGTTTTATTAAATGATATTTGTCCGTCTGTAATAATCATATACTCTTGACTTGTTTCTTGCACGTCAACGAAGTAGTATCTACCGCCTGTGGCCTTACCTTGTTTGTCTATCTCGTTCTGATATGTGTGACCAACCACTTGAATAATCTTCTTACGTAGTGTTTTCTTATTGGCCTCCATTAAAGCTTTAGGTCTTATCCACATCGGACCTTGATATGTCTCGTTACCATATCCACCAGATCCTATCACTGTTCCATTCTCTATGTCTGTTATCTTATAAGATCTGTAACATAAGTTTGCTGGTGTATACTTAAATGTATCGTTGATCTGATCTACCATGGTATCTGGTGTCCAACTAGGAATGAAATCGTCTAACCACTCGCTACTAATTCCCGCGTGGCTGAATACGAACTCGTCCATTCTATGTGCAACTTGTAGATGCTCTCTTTTTTCTGCTATCAATTGCTTTATCACAAAAGCCATTCTAGTTTGGTAACCAGAAGTGGAACTCTCGTCTATTTCTGGGAAGTAATGATAATCGTGGTTGCCTATTAATAAAATTACTTGAGTCTTGTGTTGACCTTCTGTGCCAGCATTGGTGAACGAGGTCTCTTTAAACTCTACGATCTCCTTAAAGTTGTGCATCTGTACAGTTGCGCTTAAATCGAAAGAATCGAAGTAGTCACCTAAGAATATGACCGTATCCGCGTCCTTCTCTTGCGCTACGATCTGTTTCCATTGATCTCTACCATGGACATCTCCTATGATAATCGTTTTCATAACCTAAATTTAATCTAATTAATAATGCTGATAAAATCTATCTCCAAAGTATCTGAATTGCTACGATAGAAAAACCGAGTAGCAAACATACAATAGTTTTCAGTGTGAATGGCTCTCTAAACATGATAGCACTGAGTAAAGTAAACATGATTATGCCTATAGAAAAGCCAAGCAATCTACTTGGCCATATATCACCATCGAATGCATTGATAAAATACTCTACTGACTTGACGTAGAACCAACTTAAAGGAACTGCCATTAATAGTAGAGGCACTGTGTACTTAGGGTACCACCCATATTTTAGTGCTACTTGTAATTGTAAGAACGATCCTACTTGACCGATGATCCCGTATAGGATACCGAAAACTAAATTTTGCATAACTGTTTTTGTTTGTATTATTCCTCTGTTGGCATCGTCAAATTCATCATGTTTCCGCCAGTCTCGTCTACCGCTTTTCCTTTTTTACCCTTAGCAATTAACTTATCCATTTCCATTTTGATCTCCTTTAAAGACGCAGCGTACTGTTCTAACTGCTCTCTATCGTCTGTGGTAAGGTTCTTAATTGCTTCTTTAACGGTAACGATTGTAGGTTCTGTAACCATTCCAGTTACTGTGTCTAAGCCTTCTGATAATAGGCTTGCTATTTGTTTTGAATAGTCTTGTGGGTTTACGTAGCTCATGTTTCTTGTTTGTGTTAATAAATATTAGCCTATTGAAGCCTGAGCCAATTGTTTGAGCTTTCTACCTACCTCAGGGTCTTTGATTATCTGTATTGAATAATCTGTCTTACCGTCTACAACGAGGTGGCCAGTGAATCTCTCTGCTGTGCTGTGGTTAACACAAGTAGTAGAGTAACCAAGAGCCACCCTTTTTGGGTGGATCTCTACGCTACATACTTTACAATACTTTTTATTCATATTAGAAGTGTACTTTTTTAATGTCCTTAATTTGCTGCTGAATTAATTTAGCCGCTGTCTTGTTTCCTTGAGCAAGGTAGAACTTAACTTCCTTCTCAAGATCTTCGATTGTTTCTAGTAACTCGTCTTCGTTCTCGTTGTAAATGTCACCAATTTCAATTTCTTCAAACATAGATTATAAATTTTGGATTTGTGTTAATAATTTTGTTACGTCTTCTTCTGTCAAATAACCTTCTACGTCACTGGTTACTGGCGTACTATACGTTAAATCATCGTTGCTGTCTGTGACTGCTAACTCGTATAGACCTTGATCTCCACCGTACGTGTGTGGTCCTTTAACTACTGATGCACCAAATCCGTTATCGAATTTGATACGACTAATGATACCTGATCCCATTGGATGGGGTTTGAATTCTAAATCACTGAATGTTTTCATAACTGTTTTTAATTTTAAATGTTACCAACTTGATTGATATATGTACTCTTGTGTATCTGCATCTCCTGCTGACACGATACTCATTAAGATATCGTATGTGTTCTGTACTTGCTCAAAGTAGTAGTCGTCGTAGTCTGTACTTCCGAAGAAAAAGCCTGAGCTTCTCGGTAATAACTGCTCCGCTTTACTATGATCTTCTAACACATCTTCGCAAGCATTCAACAGATCTCGCAATTGTTCGTAGTCTACTCTGTACTCTGCGCAATTGTCTTTTCCCTTCTGCACATTCTCTACGAACCACTGATGGATCTGATTTGCTTTGCGCCAATATCCGACTTCTTCTACGATGTATTCAATCTTTTTTGGATTGATGAACGGATGCGGCTTACCACCTTCGGTAACTGTTACTTCGCATCTCTTGTCTTCGCGTACCCATTCTCCTGTCTGTAAGAATGTTTTTTTCTGTAAATACATGTCTAATCCCATAACTTTTATTTTATTTTATTTTTATTTAACAACCATTCTAAACATTTTTCGCACACATTTTTTGGATCTTCTTTGTGTAGTTCAACAAAGTATGTAGTCTTTGTGACAAATGTGCCTCGACTATTCCTTTGTATATGCCTACCGCACTGAGTTCTAGAAGGATGCAACTTACCATTGCCTAAACTTTGAAAGACGTGTGCTTTATAATCCATTAACTTTTATTTTTGTTTAATAATATTTCCGCCATGAAAGTCGCCTCTTGCTCCGAAACCAAATTCCTTACCTAATCCATCGAGCTTTGCTACTACTGCAAATGTGTTATCATAATCGTCAACAACATTGTAGTCGATACAATCGAAACTGTCTACAGCTTCTTTTTCGTTGTCAAATATCACCGTGTTTATATAGTCCTCTGTCGTGAGGATAACTGCATATAATTTTTTACTCATAACTTTTATTTATCTATCTTTTAATCTTTTAAATACTGCGATAATTTCTGGCTTCTCTAATCTTTTTAAGAAAGCTTTCAATTTATCATCTAATAATTTTTTTTCTTTTTTAGTCATAACTTATTTATTTATAATTTAATTAGGCTACTTCTACTACTGTAGTAAATTTATTCATGTGATCAAGATACCTTTCAGTTTGCTTGGCATTGTATTTAACGCTATCAAAGTTCTCCCAATTGTATACAGTAGCAATGAAGTCGTCGAATCTTGCTTTAGTAACAACTATAGGACTGAATGATCCGTCTTCTACTGCAGTAGTCTTTATGTTTATCTCTACTTTACCATTTTTGATATGACCAACAACTTCGAATGCATACACACGTACATGATCGTATCTACCTCTACCTGTTTGTAAATCAAAGTACTGAGGTTTAACTTCTAATGTATATGCGCCTTCTTGATCATAAGGAATGTTATACTGTCTTTCGCATACGGTACTAGAAGATATAGTATGGGTAAATCCAGCTTGCTTGTAAGAAGCTAGACCTTCTTCTAATATCTCAGCTTGCGTTTTACGTATAGCAAATTCCGTGTGAGATATTGGTTGCTCGAATGTAGCGTAACGTTTTTGCGCGTACTGTTGATACTCATCTTTCCACGTAGGCATCATGAAATTGATTTGAGGCATTAATACCGAAACCATACCTAAAGTTTTTAAGTAAGCAATAGTCTTGGTATCGTCGTACTCTACTTCTTTAGAATAGAAACTTAATTTTGCTTTAGCAGCTTCGTTGTATCGAGAGTAATAGTATATGGTAATAGCATTGTGATGCCACATATCTTTTACGTCTTCTTCAGATGAAAATATCTGCAACTGTTCACCACCACTTTGTATCTTGATTCTATAAGTTTCACCAGTAAATTTGTAAAACCATTCAACGATACTTGCTTCTAACGTAGCAATTTCTTTAGCGAAGACATTGTCATAGTAATACTTAGACGCTTCTTTTTGAGATTCCAATTGTGACTGTAACGCGGTCAACGTAGTTTGTAGTGTATTCATAACTTTTATTTAATATTAAAAAATTTATATATATGATGCCTTATTTGGCAGCAACAGGGTAAAAGTACTGCTATCCTCCGAAACAAAAAAATTATTTATCAAGTATTCTAAAAATTCTTCATAGAGAACCAACGCGTTATGGATATTCTTTTTTAACATGCATAACTGATTGGTTTCCAATGGGATACCAGTACGTCATTAGAGCTCATTTGGGAAGCTTTACCCAATATGGCTGTAATATACTAAGTCTTAGGAATTGAGTCCAATGGTGAGGACTTGGGCAATTGAATTTTGTGATCTTTTTTACTTTCCGGTACCAAATGTGTGCAACCTAGGCACGGTTTTCCGAATAATTCTACGTGGTAAAAGCAACCAATTTGATCTGAGCTACAAGGTGAGATGGATACCTTATGCTTCTTTTTGAAAAAAAACTGTTTCATAACCTTTAGATGGGGGTTTATGTGTATTTTGAGATGAGAGTGTCTATTATTTGTTTTTCGTTTTCGTTAAATACCTTTTTGTTTTGCACTGACTTTACGAATTGTATGTGCTTTTCTACCACCTCTCTCTTCATAGCAAAAAGTCCAGTGGACTTGCTATTCTCTAAACATCTTTTATATTCTTCTGATAGTGCCTCTTTTAGGAGGTATATTTTAGTACCGTAATCTTGGTGTAATGTTTCTTTACGTTTTTTAAATGATTCGGCCAACTCTAAAGCTTTAATTAATTTGTCTCCTGCTTTTGCTAGTGCCGATCTTTTAAAATCCATTACTCTCTGTTTTTAACCATGTACTTATATATAGTCTTCTGAAGTTCTTGTAGTGCTGCTGTGTTCTCTCTTATCAAGGTATCCAGTCGATCTCTTTCTTCTACTAGTATCTTCATCATCTGCTCTTGCAGTTTATCTACCTTCTGCTCAAGTGCTTCGTTCTTTTCTACCAATCTTAGGTACTGTTGCCACGCAAAGTAACCCAATAAAAAAGCTAATACACCCAATATGCCGTATTGCATGAATGCTGTACCTATACTCGAGCTATCAACCGTTGCCTGTAAAATCGTCATTATCTTAGTTTAAATTTGAATACTTCCTACACAACAGCTCTTCCCAATTCTCAGCTAAAACTTTAATTTGTCTTGCAGATGGTTTGATCTGGCCAGTATCTATTAAAGAAACCATCGTTTCAACCCATACTTCTCGACTATTTACATGTAGATATTCATGTATCTCGGTTGGGATCTGTATCTCTTCCGCTATTTTATCTAGTGTGTCGTGAATTAGCATATCCTGAACATAAATATTTAAGGTTAACCAATGTTGTATTCTTTTTTAAGAAACCTGAGACATTTTTTATAGTCTCTTCTCTCTATCCGTATTGCGTCCTTCTCTAATGGATTCTGGTGATGCGATAAGTATTTTGCGAGGATAGCATATTCGTGCATAGAATGTTTAACATAGTGAGTATACTCGTGTATGATTGTTTTAACAAGCTCTTCTAAACTATGGTGAATTTCCCTATTAACAAATATAGTTTGATCTATCTCGTCGTAGTATCCGTAGTCGTCACCTGAAAGATAATCTGGCTTCCTAAATTCTAGGGCCGGATATGCACCATTAATTTTAGACCTACCGTAGGTAAAGTAACACCAATCCAATATCTTCTGTGCTGTGGATCTTGTTACCCAATTTTTTTCTTTGCTCATAAACCCAATGCTTTTCTTTCTGTTTTAGTTAAATTTGCTATGGCTTCTTTCTTGGCCTTTTCGTACTTCTTAAGTCTCTGTTTCTCTTTATCTTTATTTTTGATTGATGTATTTTTCATATATGACTTTATACTTCTTTGATAGTTTTTCTAATTTGGTTTCCGGTATCTTGAAATTGAATTCAAAGTAATCTGAATCGATACATGTATATGCTTGAACTTCGTCGTAGAACACCTGCTCAGTGTATCCCATATCTGTTAAGTTCTTACACATTCTTTTGTATATCGTAGGATCTATTTGTTTGGTAATGGCATCCACTTCTTTCTTATACTTATTATCTATATGATAGTAAGCATGGCACAACTCATGTTGAAACGTACTTGATACTGTATCTGATACTCCAATGATATAAGCCTTAGTTTTAGGACTGTATCTTAGATTTATAGTCTCTCGTATCTCGTCTAATATCTTCATCATAACTCCATCGTATGCACTGTAGTATACAAATTTACCACTCATTTTATCGTAACACTTCTCAGCAACTTTAAGTGGGAAATTAAAACCTACCCAATCTGAAGCGTAACTAAATTTATCTCCATTCTTTCTACTGTACCACTCTATATAGTCCCATATACAGAATGTCTTGCCTCTAAATTTAGGATTGGGAGATTCGTAATACTCTTGTACTCGTAAGAATAACATTGCTCTGTGGTATCTGTCTGGTACTATCACTGCAAATACCTTTGGTTTTATTTCTACTATCGTGTATTGTATTTTCATAGTCTTTATTTTAAAAGTTCGTCTAAATCTATATTATAGTTACTCATAATTTCTTGCAATTCGTCTCTAACCTCTTGTAAGGCATCAACGATATCTTCGCTTACGGCATCTGGAGCATATTTGGTTTTGGCTCTTAGAAGTTGCTCTATATCCCATAAGGCGAGAGCCATGTCTTTTGCTTTTACGCAGCGCATATGTGATGCTTCGTCAAATGCGTCTTCTAAATTAAATTCTAATACAGCTTTCATATTAATTTTTTTTAATGTTAAATAATTCTGGTCTTCTTTGTTTTAGTTTATACATCTCATCGTCTTGCCATACTGGTTTCTGATATTTGGGTTTGATTATCTTCCATACCATGTGATCGTATTCTCTGCCATCCCACATTGCAAATAGTATGGACTTATGCTGTTTATCTACATACTTGTCCAAATGAAGAGCGAAGTCTTTTTTGCTAGGTTCTGGGTCCACATCGTTGTACTTACCGTATCTGAAATAATCGTGTATCTTACCGCAGTGTTCTCCTACTGAAAATTTGGCGTAGCTTAAGTTCATAACCCAATTTCTGACCCATTTGTCAAATTCGTCAGGCACTTTTTCTAGGTATTTCTCTATATCTTCGCCGTTCTTTAATATCTCCCATATATCTACGTTAGAAAGTCCAGTCAATATTCTATGTAGTCTCACGTACTCCTCTCCTTTGATCTTCATCCTGGTTCCATCGTTAAATCTTACAACGAATCCTTCTTGATTGTTTTTAATCATGGACTTAAGTTGCTTATAATCTTTTATACCATCATATTGATATACTACATCGAAGTTGTCTTTATAGTAAGGAACTTGTACACTTGCTTCTATACCATCTGGTGAACAATCAATACAAGCAAGCAATACTAATTTTTCTAAACTTCCGTAGTTACACACAATCCTATTTTCTGGGTATATTATCTCGAATAGATATGTATAACCTGGGGATAATAATTCTGAGTTGTATTTGTTTAGCATTTCTCTACCCTTTATTGCCTGATCAGAAACAAAAGATCCTTTGGAAGCTAAGTGCCATTCTCCATTGTAGTAGAATACAATACCCAAAGATCCGTCCATCTTCTCGTACACATGAAACTCTTCGTTAGGTATCTCTTTCATTTCCTCCATATTGAAGAACTTAGGAAATGATTTGGCTATCACATTACCTTCGTTGTCCAATATTGTGCCTCTCATGTTCAAAGTAATATCGTCCCATCTCCCTTCGTATTGACACGTACGCGAGTAGTTATAGATAGACAGCGGTAAAGTAGGGTGATCCTGTTTTACCACATATCCTCGTTCTATGTAGTTGTTTAATATGTCTAAATCGTATTTCATTATAATTTAATATTAAAGCGTGATTTCATTTGTTCTATTTTTTCATCAGGTACTCCGTGTACGTTTTTACCTCCATGCCTATTCTCTATAATAAAGCTAAACACTTTATATCCGTATTGCTCTGCTAGTTTAAAGTACGGCTCCATCTCCCATTCTTGTGTGAATGTATTCGATACTACAATTTCTGGATAGTATTGAGGATTCGCTATGTTATCTTTCATTCTTATTTCTACTTCATTTCTGCACCACTCGTGTGCTTGTCTTAATTTACTAGCATCGAAGTTGTAATTGCCTTCTTTATCGTAGAAGAACTTATCAGCTTCGCATATTGCGTAATCGTTCCACACATGATGAGCGAATGTAGATTTGCCTGAGCCAGGAATTCCTCGTATTAGGTATAACTCTTTCATATTTTTTATTTTGAATAATTTTCAGTTTTTTCGTGATGGTCAAATTTGAATAATGATTTGATTGGTTGTTTATTCATTAAGCTTAGCACTTCTGACATATCTATTGGATATAAATTGTTACCATCCACTCCCGCATCCATCATTTTGCCAGGTCCTATGCGTTGATTTGCAGGGAAGTGGACGTGACCGTGTAAATGGATTGTTCCTCTGGCCATGTTATTCCAACTAGCAATAGGATAGTGCATACACATAAACAACTGATCACCCATTAGTGGAGTACCAACGTTGTACTTTACATGAAGGTACAAGTAGTCGTGCACAGAACTGAATAAAGATTGTACGTTCTCTTTATTCTTTTGAATGTGGTCATCATGATTGCCTAATACTAAATGAATAGTCTTGCACACAATTCTATCTCTAAATTCCTTGATGCTATCGAATCCACCGAATGACCAATCTCCTAAGTGAATTAGTATGTCGTCTTGCTTAACCACTTCGTTTATATTATCTACTAAAGTAGCGTTCATTCTTTCTAAACTCTTGAACTCCCTTATTGTAGTAGGATCAGTCCACTTAGTGGTAGCCGAACATATATTAGCGTGATTATAATGCGTGTCACTCGTAAAAAATAACCGCTGTCCTTTTTCTAATGTTATCTTCATATCTTATATGTTTTCTTGTTCAAATAGTTTTTCAAATCTCTTCGGTAACTTATCGTACTTGCCTCTAAAATTACTAGGCATCGCTGCGATAATATTTTTGTTCCTATATGGTGGATTATCAGAACTCGACCATCTTCTTGTTTTCCTCATCCAATGATGAAAGTATAAATAAGCATTCGCCTTTTTGATATACTTTTCTTTGTCAATACTTAAGTTATATTTCTCAATCAACTTAGCAGATCTTTTCTCGTTATCTAATTCTAATTCTACAACTCCTTGAATTGCTGATTCAATTATGTGAGATGGAAGATCCGATCCTGTTATCCATGCATCCACCAATAATAGATACTTATTTGCTTTTACATATACTGGTACTTTGTCTATCCATTGAGTGAGGTGACTGTATTCGTGGACCAATATCTCAAACGAATCTTTCTGCTTCATCGCCACTTGTAATGTTCTGCTATCGTCATCGAAATATCCTGTGCACCTAATAGACGGAATTGGCTTTAAATAGTTAACGTCTTTAAGCTTACACGATATCTTGTGCTTCTTACAATCATTTTTTACTAACTCAATAAACATCTTATCGTTCTTGCTTAATTTCATATCTTATAAATTAAAGTTTAGTTTAGAATAAAGTTTAGTGTTGTATTGCATTTGTAGATCATAGGCTTGTATCTTAGCCGTTCTGTCTTCAAACGATTGCGATACATTTAATTCCCTCATCCACGCTTGGAATTCTGGATTTGCCATTGTGTTTTCTCTTTCTTGTATTAACTCTATTTCTTTTTCTATGTCTTGTACCATAACTTATAAGTTGTATTTTTGATTATATAATTTGTTTACTTCTTCTAAGAACTCTGACATTTTATCGTTAGAATAGAAACAGTCTTTGTCTGTTCCTCTTATCTCATTTGCGATATCAGGTTCTATGTCGTGTATAAAATTGAATGCGTGTTGACCCAATCTTAATTCGTCTGGTTTTTTGCTTTGCATAAAATCCAGTAATATTTGGTTAAATGTTTTCATATTATTCTGCGTATTCTTGTATGTCATAGTAATGATCAGCTTGATAAGGCAATACGCTAATTACGTTCTTAGCATCCCACATTTGTTTAACGCATTTCTGGAATTCTTCAAATGAGTGGTACGGCGCATCTATTCTAGATCCATCGTCGTAGGTTACTTCTACTCTAGCGATCTTATAATTCTCTATGTATCCACCGAAGCGGGCATTTTCGTATTGATCGTCTGTTCTAAAAGTAAATTCAATTCCTGTTAAGTTGTCTATATACATAAGTTTCTTTTTAGTTATTAATAGCAGTATGGTCCTATCATTGTCAAAGGTACATCGTATCTACCAAATCCGTCTATTTCGTGTACAGTAGCTTTAGTCAATCTGATATCTTTTATGATGAACACTTTACCGCTTGTCTTCTTGTGTTCTACTATAACCTTATCTCCGATACTGAAAGCTTTACGCTTTTCTTTTGAATCGATTTTCTTCTTTGATTTAATAGTATCTACTACCATTCTATTTAACTTTGATAATTCTAATAAAGTCAATTTGTTTAATTGTGACTGAGTCATGTTTTATATTTTTATTAATTAAAGTAATAAGATTCCTGTTCCCATCTGCCATTAACATTTGTTTCTACTACGTAGTCTCCATTGTATGGTCTATTCTCTCGTAGTACTAACCAAATTCTATGAGTGTCGGTTTTGATCTTTAACTCATCACCGTCCCATGCTTGCTCGATTGTATCCATACTGTTTAATTCAGCTTTAGTGTATTCGTGTAACATAATTAAATTATTTATTGTTATAAAATTTAGAGTCGTCAATTTCGTTGTAAGAATAGTCTACGGTTATTCTCTCTTCTAAGAACTTCTCTTTAACCACACCTATCTTACGATCTTCTATAGTTACTGTACCAACTCCATCGTATGCTTCTAATTCTATTTCGTCGTATTGATCGCATGCCGCTTTGTAACTAAAGAAAGGACCAAACATTACACTATAGTCTGCTGCATCGAATCCATCTAATAAGAATGATTCTCCGTACCCATCTTTGTACTTCATGTAGTATGGTGATTGAGTAACGAACCATACGTTAGGAGATTTGCCATCACCGATAATTTCACTAGCCAAATCTTTAGCTAATTTTGCAGTTGCATTTTTATATTCAGCTAAAGCATCTTTCTCTTCTACTTTAGTAGCTTCTACTTTAGGCGTATTTAAGATGCCAAACAATAAAACGTATTCTCTGATCTTAGTTACAATTTCGTCTCTCGTCATACCTTTATAACTTTTATAAACAATATTATATGGTGCATTAGGAGTGTTTGTTTCTACTCCAGTTGCAACGTCTAAAGTCCATGTGATACGCTCTGTTTCGTACATATAACCTAATGCACTGTTAACATGACCGCTATCTAACCATGCTGGAATGTGACATATTACTTTCCACAATCCACGCTCAGGATTTTTAACGAATCCTAAATGTCTTAAGTAAGTACGGTAAGTATTGCTACGATAAAATAATTGCTTGTTGTATTTTTTCCACCAAGTTGGTTGTTCGATACCGTTCATTGCTGCGTGAAATTCTTTAGTAGTGAATGTGTCGCCTATGTTCTTAGAATTAATAAATGACTTAACTGATTGAAACAGGTTTGACTTTGGTGGAGCGTTCATAGTATCTAATGCTTCTACTAAAGTGTCTTGAGCTACGAAGGTATCTTTTAGGTTCATACCACCGATATGCCATTCGATTGTTTCTTTATCTGTATAACGACGATACTCTTTCCAATCGTAAACACTAAATACAGTGCCGTCTTCTAATTCCAATTCCCACTCGTTTTGTACCTTATCGTGGTGGTCACCGCTATGGTTTGGCGCACCTAAGATAATTTGTAGATCTGCTAACGTAGCACTAATTGTAGCACCATGAAATGAAGTACCGTCCAACGATTTGTTTGTTTTCTTTATCATAACTTATTTTTTGTTTTAATGTCTGTAAATTTAATGTCTGTGTCGGTTAAGTTTAATGTGTGACCGATATACACAATTGATAGGAATAGTATTACTGATATCATATTAATTAGTTTAATGAAGGCATTACTGAATATTCTATGTCTGTGTTGTGCCACTTTTTCATGTACCTTTGCCATGACATTTCACCTTTATCTATTTTAATTTGATCTAGTTCCATATTGTGAGGTATGCCTGCGATAAAGTCTTGATTATCTAAGAATTCAAAATTAACGTGGCAATCTGGAAAAGACTCACTAAGTGCTTTATGATTCAACTGCATGTTTTTCCACATAAGCTCTTTGTCATAATCTTCAAATACTACAACCTCGTGGTCAGTAACGATCTCTTTTGTAAGCGCATTTTTAATGTAAATTCTAACTTTCATAACTATTATTGTTTGATATAAGGTAAAATTACACAATTCTGGCTATCTAGAGCTGTTTTATTGAACTATTTTCGAAACTTCTTCATAGATAACCAATCAGTTATGTATCTGTTTTTTAGTAATATGAGGAGTTTTCATAACGCGTTGATTACCAATAGGTTAGAACACTATGAAAACCAATCAGTTATGAATGGTCTTAAATTATATGTGTAAAGCGTTGGGAAATTACTTGTAGTCTATGATATCGTCTACATTTAGGTTACCTTTATCGTCGTAGCCTATTCTTTGTAAGTGTTCTAAATAGAATGGATCTAAGTCGTAGAACTTCGTATTATTCTCTTCTAATACATCTTCATCGTGTATGTACTTGGACTCTATGTTTCTCGTTATACGATCGCTGAATGGATCCACTGCGAATAAGAAACTGCAGTTATAGCACAACCATCTCAAGTTCTCCAATCTCCAATCAGATTTGTTACCATTAGAGAAGTTAATCAATAACGGTACCTTCATATCTAATATGCGTTTCTCTTTGTATCCACACTCAGCACAACAATAACCTAATCTACCATCTTTCATCAATAGATCTTTGAGCTTTGCTATTCTTTGGGGATTTGCCACTTGTTTATCAGTAAGCATCTCGTCCAAGTCCTTCTTAAAATTACTGCCTTGAAAATTTTTAGGTATACCTTTAGCAGATTGATTCATGTGCAAATCGAATAAGGTTTTACCTGTATCACGATCTATATACTTACTCGCGTATTTCTTGTACGTAATATAAGTGATCTTCATCCATCTTGCAGCTTCGTGGTTACTACGCGTATTGTTGATTGCTTCCCATATCTGATCTTCTGTGATCTGGAGACCTTGGTATATAAATTGAGGTTTATCTTTATTCTCTTCCATTACTCCTGTATTTTTGGGTTAATCGATATGATTAAACTCCAAAGATCGTAAGCCGTTTCTAATATTATTTCTTGACCACTTTGATCTATTAAAGGATTCAATGTACCGTCTGGATTCTTTCTATCGTAAAGGTAGAATGCCATTATTTCTGAGCATGATTCTCCGAAGTGTAAGTAGTACATTAGATCTATGATCGATAAAAACTTCTCGTCGTATTTAAACATATCCACATCCATGTCTGCATACATTAGCGCTTGTCTTACTGTTATCTCTTCCATTGAGTTTATCATTTGAACAAACATCTCTTTCTTCTTATCCAACTCGGTTCTCTTCTTTCTTCTAACGTAAGACTTAACATTCAATATTCCATCTACCGCGGTTTGTATCTCTTTGAAATCTTCTGCCATTGTTATAGTTTTTGTTTGGCGATTACCTTTTTTGGTTTCTTCTTTATCTTTTCTACTAATTTGGTAATCTTATTACAAGATTCGTAATCTTCCTCTTCTATATAAAATAGGATACAAGTCTCTAGCGCTTGAATCCATTGATTCTTGTGTAGTTCTATATAACAATTTGAATCATTAATCTCGAATATAGAAGCAAAGGTTTTATTATTTTCTATAGCGTATTCTATAGAAGCTGGAACTTCTTTCTTTATCAGAGTCTTTAGTATCTCTGAACTTTGTATATCATGTGCTTTTAGAATGTCTATGTTTTCAAAGACTGCACGAGGAGGTCGGTTGTTTTTCATAACGATTATTGTTCTTTTATTCTCCACCTTTGAAAGCCTTCATAATCATGTCTGATATAGAAGTCAAAGGTATTGTGAAGCCAATCACATTCTTATATGCATTTCGATCATCGTAAGCAATGGAAATACCAGCATCTCCCAATCTCTTTTGTAGGGCCACAGATATCTTATTTGCCAACTCTTGCTTAGCTCTTGGATCTTGAATTTCTTGACTCAATATGAATTGCATTTTAATACCCATCTTTGTGGTGTTATCGTTCACATCGAATTGTATATTAAATGGCATCTTCTTGCCGTCTATTGTCAAACTTACTGGATATCTAGGTTGTTGTGAAAGTGCCATTGTGTCTTTTATCTTATAAATATTTAGAATACGTTCTTGATGAATGTTCCCATCATTTTGTCTGTGTGATCTACCATTTGCAATACGTCGATCTTAAGTCCATTGTATTCGTACGTACCTACTGCATCCACTGATTCTCTAATGATAACCTGTATATTAGGAACAATGTTTAGATCCACGTTCTCTTTTGCATCAAAGTAGATAAGTATATCGTTCTGCTTTGGTTCTTCTATAGGACGCACCCGAGCTTCAAGGATTAGATCTGTCTTAGGTTGCTCATATTCTATATAGTCAGCAATTAGAGACTGATCTACGTATATGTTATTGAACCAGGGCTCTAACGATAGTAATAGGTTTGCGTCGCAATTCTCTACAACTATTCCTATATCGTACCTCGGTTTTAGTATTGGTCTTTGATATTCGTCATTCTCAATCCAACTACCCCACTTTCTAATATAATTTCTTGCTGCTTTTGCTGATGCATTCTTAAAGTAATCATCGTCTTTACCAATCTCTTCTGTCCATCTGTGTCCTCTACAAGTTAAGTGGTATACGAATGCGTCTCTTGACTGGATTAGTTCGTATCCGTGTAGTATCCATCTTTGGAATATGTCCGAGTCTTCGTAAGGGAATGGAGCAAATAATGCATCGTGACCTCCCATTGCAACGAAGTCTTCTTTGTATATGATCCAAGGAGCAAACATACCATTTGTTGTTTCGTTTGCAAAAGTTGCTTGAGAATCGTAGGCAAATATTTCAAATGCATCTATATCTAAATTATCGAAGTCGGTACCAAAATCTTTAATGATCTTCTCTTTACCTGCTGGGTGTAGAGGAGGTTCTACTCTTGTTGCACACACTACAGTTTCTTTTTGTAGGTGCTTTAACAAGTTCTCTAGATAATATGGACCTAAGATCATGTCTGCGTGCATTATACCTACCACTTCTGTCTGTGCTAACTCAATTCCTTTATCATATAGTATTGTATGACCAACTCTTTTATCAGATCTGTATACAGCGGTAATATTATCATCGCTAATTCCAGCCAACCATTCTGTTGTACCGTCGGTAGATCCATCGTCTAACATAACGATCTTGCAGTCTTTAGCGCACCTCTTAATACTGTAGTATGCGTTTTTTAAGTGTCTTAAATTATTGCTAGATGGTATGACTAGCGTTACGTCTTCTTGTCTTAGCATAGTTTTAAATTTGGTCTTTTCTCTTCTACTTTATTTACTTTTAATTTGAATATACCCAACTCATAATCTCCAGGCTCTGGTACATCGTAAGTTAGTATGTCTGGTAATGTTTGCACTAGTTGCATTATTGAATTGGAATCTAATATTAAATCATTATAATCCACTGAAACTATGATATCGTTAGTAAGTTCATCAACGTATTTTGATTTTATATCAAAAGAACTTAAGTGGCTCATAGTATCTATATACGCTTTAGATATAGCTTCTTCTCCTAATTTTATATTATTGAAGTAAGGTTCTAATTGATTTAATGTAGTTGCCATCTTATTACAGTTCTTAACTTCAAAGCCAATATCGTACTTAACATTGGGTATTGGTTCTAATGTGTCTGTTTGCTTTAAGAATCCTCCCCACTTACGAATGTACTCGTTCATTGAAATGCTGTTATTTATTTGCCATGCTTCATCTCTCTTCTGAAAGTCTTCCATCTTTTCTGCGTGAGCAAACTGTCCGCCTCTACAAGTCAAATGATATACCATTGCAGACCACGATTGAATCAAATCGTATCCATGTAATTTAAACCTTCTGAATAGATCCGCGTCTTCGAATACAGATCTGAATACTGGATCGTGACCTAAATGTTGGTCCTTTCTAATTAGCCATGGAGCAAAGATACTTTTGGTTATCTTATCGCTTTTGTTAGCTTCAACGAACCAGTTAAACTCTTCGATCTTCAAATCTTCTGGCCACATGCCAAAATCCTGTACTATCTTCTCTATTCCTTGCGGGTGTAGTGGCGGTTCTATTCGAGTAGCGCAAACGATGTTGTCTTTTGTTTTGATATCCATCATGTGTTTGTCTGCATGAGGACCAAGAATCATATCAGCGTGAAATGCTATTACGTATTCTCTATCAGCCCATTGAAACATGCTATCGTAAGCGAAACCAATTCCTCTTGGAGTCTCTTCGTGGTTTTGAATAAACTTAATACCGTTCTCTCTCAACCATTCTACAGTTCCATCTGTGTCTTGATCTACGTACACAATGATTTGATTCGGGTAGTAAGAATTATCTTGAATAGATTTGATACATGGTTTTAAGTATCGTAAATTATTCTTGCTTGGTATGCAGAATGTTATCATTTAAAAAACTGTTTATATTTTTCTCTATTATCTAAAAGGTATTTTGGTAATTGTGATTCATCTATCCAAAAATTAAAATGTGTTCTACCTAAAACGTCTTGATTATTATCCAATAGATCTTTAACTCTGTCTTTAACAGAATCGTTATTGTATTCTTGGTGACCGTAAGATTCTAGCTTAAGTTTAATTTGATCTGGTCCACCCATGAATGTAAAGTGCCAACCTCCGTTATTAACGTATTCATATTTAGTTTTAGATGGAGTTCTAAGATGGTTTAAGCATGCACCATCTATGTTTCTATATCTAGTTAATAGAGTACCAGCCCAATCTTCTGAAGATCTGACATTGATATGACCTGAATACGCGAGCTGTTTTAATTTATAGATCTTATCGTTTTCTATTTGTGTATAGTCCAATTCTGGATTCCATATCTCGTCTAAGTCGGTTACAAATATAAGATCGTCATTCTCTGCGTTTGCATTTTCAATAGCAAATCGTATCATTTCCTTTTGATAGAATTCTTTTAGCCAATGTAATTCCCCTTTAGGTACATTAGAAGTAGTTAATGCTTGAATACAAACATCTTTAATATCCCTATCTGTATTAGGATCTAATATACGTTGCTGTAAATCTTCAAACGATTTTGGTGGATCGTAAGTTACGTGGTGGTATATCTTGTGTAAATACTTTGAAAACCTTTCTTTATTATCTTGAAAGTATAATGGCTTTTGTTTACCTGAAAAAGTCTCTACGCATTCTATCAATACGAATTGATCTACGTATGGATCTAGCATCTCTAGTCTTAATTCTAATAGATCTAATTCATTAAAGAATGTGAATACATCAAATACTCTAGCCATATATCTTGCTTTCTTTTTTATATAATTCAAATTCTCTTACTACATCTGTATAAGATTGTAGTTGACCTTGTCTATCCATGTATGTAAACTTACGAGATACATTGTAACCACACGACCAATATCCATCAGATACGTTATGTCTACACCAATACTTCGGTGCTATGATTAGATGAGCATCACTGCAAAATGCTGGGAAATAAGCAAAGCTTGAATTTGATATGATTAACCACTTAGCATTCTTAACAATAGAATAGTCTTTAGCTAAATCAAAGTGATATACATTGTCTGCTAATTCAGGTAATAATCTCTTCGCCATATCAGGATTCTCTGTTATGATTAAGAACTGCATATTAGGATTCAAACTAAGCATGTGATAGATCGCTCTAACCCAATAATCTCTTGATAAGAATAGAGTTTTATCTGCTTCGTAGTCTCTGATATTCAATACGCATATATCATCGCTTCTAAAATCTGTGCAATCAAATTCTGGTTTTACTTTTAACCAATTTTTAATCTCTTCTCTATAATTCCAAAAATAGTCTTCATCTTGCATGATACCCATGATTCTAGTATCGTCAGCTACGTTCAATAAATCTTGATCTATTAATCTTATATCGCAACCGTGAGTACGATCATGTTCTGAATGATCTAGCTTTATTCTTGTTTCTTTTTCTGTGTACATGTTATACTCGTGCTCAGGTACTTGTATACCCAAATCTATGTCCATAAAGTACACGCCTTTATCGTTGTATCTTCTATCTCCAAAGTTTTCTAATCCGGTATAACCGAACTCATACCCATTACGTTTAGCTATCGCTCTAGTAGTTACGTAGACTGCAAGTTGGTTACCGAAACCTTGACCATACATGAATTGAGTGTATATCATATTACTTATCTAGTGATTTAGGTAAGAATTTAATTTTGTGAAATGCTCTTCCCATATTTCTGGGAAGTGAGAGAATCCAAAGCTTACATCTTTTCTCACGTCTCCATAAGTTTCATCTTGATTATTTCCGGTAAGTTCGTATCTATCGTGATAAATAACTATAGATTCTTTTTTATCTATTAAATTCAATCTTTTACCTAAAACATCTATCCATGAATCGCAGCTTGGATGATGAGAAAATTCTCCAGTTATTTCAACCCATTTTTTTGGAAGTATAGGGAATAAAACTCCCTTATTCATCCAAAAATCTTCCATGTTTTCTACTTTAGGACTTATAACACAAAACTTTTCGTGATGTTTTAATATTTCTAAATCCCAATCCTGACTTTTCATAATTGCATCGTCGTTCCATAAAAATAAAGAAGTACCGCTAGCTTTAGTGCATAAATCATTTATATATAAATTTAACCCCCTATATCCGTATCTTTCATAACAGAAAGACTTTACATTTGGTCTTTGTATTGAATATTCTTTTATTTTTTCAATAGTTTCTATGTCATCATTATCTAACGCAACTAATACTTCAAAATTATCTATATTGTTGCAAGTATTAAAAAGAGAATCCACAGATTTACTAAACATTTCGTATCTTTTTCTAGTAGGTATCAATACACTTACTTTTTTCATTTTTTATTTTTTATTTTATAGTATAAGAAACCAATTCGAATTTTGGACATGGAACAATAAATGTACCACCATTCGCTAAAAACTCGTTTTCTCTAGATACAAATTCGTTTATGAAGTGCCATGGAAGAACTAATAAGTAGTCAGGCTTTTCTTTTCTCATGTGATCTTCCGAATAAATAGGTATATTAGTTCCCACAGTTTTTAATCCCCACTTATAAGTGCTTTTATCAGCTATGCCATCTATTAATGTGCTATCTAAATTAAAGTATTGTAATAGCGTATTGCCTTTCGTAGAGGCTCCATAAGCCCAGATTTTCTTGCCTTCAGATTTTTTATCTTTTATAAATTCATAAACTTGACTCTTTAAGTTTTCTATTTTAGAAAAGAATGCATTCCAAGTTTCCTGGCTATTTAAGTTTAAAGATTTTTCGTATTCTAAAATAGAATCAACTCTGTAATTTGAAACATCTCTGTACTGTTGAGTTCCAATATTCTTCATGTTATTATTTTGCGAAGTGGCGTACACTCTAAAAGATCCGCCATTAACATCGTTTAATTCGCAATTAAATACTTTAAAGCCGCTATCTTCTAGCAATTTTTTGATATTAAATAGTGAATAATACCAAATATGTTCGTGACATATGTTATCGAAAGCCAATTGATTTATCATCAAAGGTGTATAACTCATCTGTAATACAAAAACGCCGTCCTCTTCCAATATACTGTGAACTTCCTGTAAGAATTTTTTAGGATCTTCTAAATCGTAAAACATGGCAATACATGTGATAACCTTTGCTTTATATTCTCCAAATTTAGAGTCCTTGTAAATCTTTGAACTAAAAAAATCTTGTATGATTAAATTTGCATGTTGCTCTGCTTCTACTTTATATGTATCGTCAGCAGGATCTATACCTACTCTAATAAGATTCTTAGGTAAAAAGCTTAGCAATGTACCATCATTACTAGCAATATCAATCCACACATCATTATCCTTTAACTTTTTTATTTTGTTAACTGAATCCACTATTTCTTTTAATTCGTTCTTCATAGTTTCATTGATACCTGATCTATACCAATATTTTCCAAACATGTCTTCCATTTTTGGAGGATTTTCTAATCTTGGAGCTTCTATGTTTTCGTCTAACACGACTTTTAACTCGTGTCTATCTAATCTTGGTGTCTCTCCATCTTTTACGAAATCTGACATGTACAAATTTCCTAGCGTTAGCAGTTGTTTCATTTTCTTACGTTGTTATAATTTTGTATAAAATATTCAATAGTTTCTTCTAATCCATCTTGTAATTTAGTGAATTGGTAATCTCCAACTATTGATTTTAAATGAGAGTTATCAGCATATTTTCTAAGTTGGCCATCTGGTTTAGCGGTATCAAAAACTATTTTATTTTGAAATTTCATGATATCACAAATAGTAGTAACCACTTCTGCTATACTCACTTCTTCAGAAGTTGCCATGATTACTGGCTTAATGCCGTTGTAGTTTTCAATCAAAATTTCACTTAATTTGGCCACGTCTTTGGAAAATATAAATTGTCTTAAACCTTTTCCAGATCCCCAAACTTGTAAGTCTATATTATTAATTTTTGCTAAGTAAGCTTTATGAATTAACGAAGGTATTACGTGGCTTGTTTCTAAGTTATAATTATCATTGGGACCATAGATATTACAAGGTATTACTGAAAAATATTCTGTGCCGTATTGTTGATTGTATGCCTTAATTTGAATATCATTCGCCCTTTTTGCATGAGCGTATCCGTAGTTAGTTTCATGAGGAGGTCCTAAATGTATTTTTTCTTCTGTAAGAGGCAGTTCTATTGTTGAAGGAAACACACACGTTGAAGAAAAAGCCAATAGTTTCTTAACGCCAAACTTTCTTGCAGATTCTATAACGTTTGTTCCAATCATTAAATTGTTGTAGTAATATTCCCCCATCGCTGCCATATTTCCGCCTATGCCACCAACTTTTGCAGCGCAATGTATTATATGAGTAGGTTTGTGATCTTCTACCATTTTATTAGACTGGTGAGGATCGGTTAAATCGTACTCCTTACCTATTTTAATATCAGCTTTTATTTGGCTGCCTACTAGACCTTTTGCACCTGTAACCATTATTTTTTTATTACTTTCCATAATTTTTATTTTTTCCAAAATGAATAAATGCCTTTGTCTAATTCGTATGAAGGCCAAATGAATCTTTCTCTGTTTGGTTGACGCTGAGCCCATAACCACATATCATATAATCCTTCTTCTAATGTGGTCTTATGCTTAAAACCAAGAATGTCTTCTGATTTTTGATACGTAGGAATCGAATGTTTTACTTCATGTCTCCCTTCTTTGTATTGATACTCTGCTCCGTATTTAATTATGTCTCTTAATACTTTATTAGCATCATTGATACTCCACTCTTCCACTCCTCCTAAATTGATAATCTCTTTAGACGCTCTTGGTTCTACCGCTGCATTCCATAGCGGTTCAACTATGTCGTCGATACAACTGAATGCTCTTGTTTGTGTGCCGTCTCCGAAGATTGTCATTGCTTCTCCATTCATATGTTGATACATCCAAATACCCAACACGTTACGATATTTGTCCCATATATTTTGCTTACGACCATATACATTGTGTGGTCTGATAATAGTCCAATCCAAACCATGTTGTTCTCCAGCAATTTGAATATCCATCTCGCACGCATACTTCGCAACTCCGTATGGATCTATTGGTTTTGGCACTTGAGTTTCATCGAATATACCGCCGTTACCATGTCCGTATACCGCTAAAGTAGAAGTAAAAATTAGTCTCTTCACATCGTACTTAATACAATTGTTTACCACTCTTGCTGTTGCTACTAGGTTATTATCGTAGTTGTATCTTCTAATGAATGGACTTAAACCTTCTGCTGCGTAAGCTGCGAAGTGAAATACATAGTCAAATTCATTAGTAGCAAAACAATTCTCAATAGGATGTTCTACTAAGTTCATTTGCCAGAAGTTAACTTTTTGGTTTACATTCTCTAAGTACCCACCTGATAAATCGTCAATACCAACTACTTCTACTTCTGGTTTATTATCTATAATCCAATCTGCAAGTCTTGAACCTAATAAACCCGCTACTCCTGTTATTAATACTTTCATACTATTTAATTATTGATACTTTTCTGTTAAACGTAATTAAACCCGTTCCGTGTAAATGTCCTATTTCAGTTAAATCATATTTGTCTAATAATATAGAATTCCACCAATTGCCCATACCTCCATTTATATGAATATCGTCGCAGAATAAATAGCCTTGCCACTCTATTCTGTGTAACATATCAGTAAACACTTTTTCCTGTATTCCATCGTGTGGATCTATATCCAAATAGATTACTTCTGCTGAGTGAATAATATCTATGGATTCTTGATTTACATCCAATATTTTTACTTCTATGTTTGCTACGTTATTTAGGTATTTGTTTTCAAATCTATCAGTGATATCGTATGTAATTATATTATTTGTTGGGTTTTGTTTTAGAGCATAAGCTGACCATCCATAATGAGTACCTGCATCTAATATAGTTACATTATTAAATTGACTTGAAATATAATTAAGTAATTGAAATGCTTCTCCTTTTCTATATACCCAATCTAAATTTAATTCTTTTTCAAAATATCCGATGTCTTGTTTTAAAACCTCTGAATAATCTATTTTTAAGATTTGCTCTTTGTTCATTATAAACTTTTTTGTGTTACGTGATAATAATAATTGTCTCTTCCATGAAACCCGAATGGTATGTTTCCATAGTTCTCTGCTACCATAGTTTCATGACTAAATTCAGCCGCCACTTCTATTGGAGCAAACTTACATCCTGCTGATTCGTAAGTTTTTCTATGATGACAACAAAAGAACCCATCTTCGTGATAAAATCCATAATACTGTTTCCATTCTAAATCTAAATCTTTTGCCACACATAATAACTTTTTACTTCTTAGTGTGAATCCTCCGTTACCCATTCTTTGTATGTTGCCGTCTTGATCCCTAAAAGAGAAGTCGTCTTGAGGTAGAGGCCATAAAGCTCCTATATAATCGTATTGCATCCACTCTTCTTGCCATTTATCTGGATTAACTACATATCCATCGTTTTGTACCAATATACAATGCGTTGTGTTAATGTACTCGTGCAATCTATAAACTATAAAGTGGTTATACTGTTCGTAGTTTAAAGGTTCGCATTTGATTATCTCTACTACATCGTCTTGTATATCGTCAGGAGTAATTAGGATCGCACGGTCAAACTCTAATTCTCTCATAGAGTACTTGATAGCCTTTAAAGTTTCTGCAGCTTTAGTGCCTGCTACAGCAGCGATGGTTACGTTATCTAGTTTCATATCTTCTTATTACTCTTTGAATTTCTTCTTGTTTTTGTTTTTCTGTCATCATGTTAGTTGTTCTAACTTTTGCGTTTCTATTTACTGCGCATACTATATCTATAACTACAGGATCTCCGTATAACATGTACAATCTCTTATAGTATTCCACATCCACTAGCCAATTTAAAGTCTCATCAAATTTTGGTTTTGTATATTCGTTTCTAATCGTTAATACAGATGGACAACTTATAGTATTAATTCCAGCGTATATGCGATCATGATAGTAGGGAGTCATTCTATCATACATAGTTACACAATCATCGGTATGTACACACGCAGTAATGAACCAATCTTTATCTTGATTCTCGGCTATACTATCGTATATGATTTGAAGAGAATCAGTGTCGTATAAGAAATCGTCTTGAAATAACATCTTGATAAATAGACCACTTGAATGTTCAATGGCATTATTCATATTAGGTGCTATCTTGCCTCTACCGTTAGAATTTCTGAGGTACTTAATATCCATCATTGAACTCCAAGAATTGCATAGGTTCTTTATGTCATCGTCCTCGCTATGATCTGATATAACTACTTCGTAATCTGTGAAGCTCTGTTGCGCTAATATGTTAAATGAGTGTTCTAAGTATTCAACTCCTTTACCTTGAATTCCCCATGTGGGGATAGCAACACTAAAAAAAGGTATTACGCTTTTATCCATGATTGAGGGTATAAATCTTTTGTATCGTGAACTCCGTTGTATGCAGGTCCGAACCATTTCTTTGGAGCTATAACTTTCTTATTAGGATTTTGGTTTAACCATGCACCCCACCAACTAAAACTGCTATTAGCTATTACGTTGTGATGGCACATACTCATCATACACATATCTACATCAGGATCGTTTCCTTCCATGTAAACAATGTTCTCTTGATCTCCAAATAATTCTTTTGCATATTCTATATCGTCAGAGAATATTAAGAAACAATAGTTACCATCCATAAAATGGGTCATAGCATTGAAGTAGTAGTCAGCATCCATTACGGGGTGAAACTGTTGAAGACCTGCGTAATCTCCTTTTCTTAAATGTACTGATACGAATTCTAAATGCATCGGTACAAATGGAGGCAATTTTGGAAATAAGGACTTAGCTTTAGTTTTTGTTTCTGAATTGAATTCAAAGAATTCTCGTATTGTTTCGCTACAATGTTCAAAGTACTTCTCTGTTTGAAAGTAACCCATTAGATTTGTTTGATCTGGCACTTTAAATAGATCTTGACAGAAGTGGAAGTGTGGTTCTTGTGCTACGTGTAATGTTATTATCTCTGATTGTGGTTTCAATGTCAACTTAACATTTTCAAAATACTTAGGCAAATCAAAGTATACTTCTCTTCTAACTCCGTCTTTAAAGTCTTCAACGCTTGGTATTTCTGTGTTCTCTATAGGAAATGCTACGCTGTGTCCAACTTTATTAGCAACACCTACGGTGGAAGCAAATTGAAACATTTGATTTCCCAGACGCCCGTGATGTCCTATCTTATTATAACTTATCATATCATTTGTTTAACTGCTTCGTAAACTCCTATAGATGGGAAAAATCCTAATGATCCCAATTTACTTGAATCCAAATACATGGACTCCACTTGTACTATCTTATGAAAGTCTGATGCTTCCATTGTTCCTATGTTACTATTAGATCCGATTTCTTGTTTTGCGTAAGCAATAATATCTTTGAATAGCGTTGGTTTTCTTGCAGATCCTAAATTGTATATCTCTCCGCTTTCTCCACGATCCATAACGAACTTAATACCTGCAACTACATCATCAACGTGTACGAAGTCTCTATAGAATTCTCCATTGTTGTACAAGTTGATATCTCTATTGGCCTTCAATTCGTCTATTAAAAATTGCAATGCGTTCTTTTTCTTTGAAGCTTTACCATCTCCTTTACCTATTACATTTCCAAGTCTTACGATCTTATACTTAATATTGAAAGTCTTACAATACGATTCTATTAATTGTTCTGCTGCTAACTTAGTTATAGAATAGAATCCCTTTGGTTTACAAGGAGATGATTCTCTAGCTGGTAAGTGAGTATCACCGTACACAAACCACGAACTGATGAATGTAAACTCTATGTCTTTTCCTTTACAGTTGTCCAATACTTTCATTAGATGTATTAGATTTGTTTCTATGTCTACGAAAGGATTTTCTAATACGTTGTAGTTATCTACAGTGCTAATCAAATACAGTACTCTATTAGATCGAGGTTGTACTTCTTCTCTTGGTATTACTACTGAATCTTCTTTGTATTTTTTATGGAATTTTGATCCTATAAATCCAGTTCCTCCGAATATTGATATCATTATTTAAACTTTTTTATTACTTCTTCAATGTATGCAAACACTTGGTCTGTATAGTGAGGCGCTGCACCAATAAAGAATACTTTGTCTAATACTTTGTTTGCTTCTGGATAATTCTTATAATCGTCCAAGAATGCATAGCCTGGATGCATTAAGATATTTCCTGCAAAATAGTTTCTTGTTTGAATCTTATTCTCTTCTAAGAATGCGACTAATCTGTGTTTTAGTCCGTCTTCGTCGCATATAAATGGAGTACCGAACCAACAAGGATCTGCTTGTTCTAATTTAGATGGCGATCTTAAATTTGGAATGTTGTCTGTAAATATCTTTGTTAGTCTTGCTTTAGCCGATCTTCTCTTTGCTTCCATCTCGTCTAACTTAATTAGCTGTTCTAATCCTATTGCGCCTTGTAAATCCAATGGTTTTAAGTTATAACCCATTTGAGAGAATACATACTTGTGATCGATAACACCATCGTAATTATCTAACCACTTATCAAATCTATTACCGCATGTACCACAAGGCAATAAGTTAGCAGATCCAATGCAATAACAATCTCTACCCCACCAACTAATGCTAACGAATAGTTTCTTTAACTCATCATCGTTAGTACAAATCATACCGCCTTCACCTGTTGAGATGTGATGCGCTGGGTAAAATGAATTAGAGAATGCAACGTAGTATTCACTTAAGAACTTACCGTTCCACTTAGAACCCAAACTATCACAGTTATCTCCAATCAATTTTAAATTGTACTTCTCAGCCAGTGCAATCAATCTATCCATATCTGGAGGATTACCCAATACCGGAGATATGAAGATGCCTTTTGTTTTGTCTGTTATCTTGGCTTCTACTTGATCTAAGTCAAAGTTAAGTGTATCCCATTCTATATCAACGAATACAGGTTTTAATCTGTGTTGGTATAACACTGATACTGTAGTAGCAAATCCAACAGGAGATACAATGATTTCGTCATCGTCTTCCCAATTGAATCTCTTCTTTAACGCAGCAATCAATACCAAGTTAGCAGAGCTACCTGAATTTACCATGTGCGAGTGCTTAACATTGAATCTCTTACTGAATTGGTTTTCAAACTTGTAAACCTTTTCACCTGTAGTAATCCATTTACCGTTTAAGAAACTTTCTATTGCAGCTTCGGTCTCTTTATTATCCCAATAAGGACCTGAGTAGTAGATTGGTGTTTTGCCTGGCGTAAAGTTCTTAGCATTGTAAATGTAAGGAGCTACGTGGTTACCAACTAACTCTTGTATGTTTTCTAATTTAATCATTTTATGTTTGGGTTGAATATATAACATTCTAATCTTTCTATCATCCAAGGCGCTGATGCATCTTCTAATAGAAAATCGCATACTTTTTTATAAAATTCTTTTGATCTTAATTGTGCGTGTTGTTTTGTAATTCCGAAATGACCACCTGGCATGAATTCGTATTCTGTTGGAGGAGGCGCTTGTTCGAAGAACATACTCCAATACCTATCCACATCTATATCAGGATTAGAGTCTTGTGGTGCTCCATTACTTTGGCAAATTAATACTCGCCCTTCTCCATGTTGTTTAGACTGACTTAGTCCCCACATTGTGCCGCCTAGCGGAGATGGGACTGTTATAGTATTGAAATGAAATCCGTAATAACCCCCTATTTTTAATTGACATCTTGATTCTTCTGTTCCGCTATTTACGACTTCTATAATATCTTCCCAATGATCGAAAGGCCAATCTTGACCGAAGAATGTAATATCTGACAGATTATCGTAATTCGTGTATATGTGATTAAAGAAAGTGTGTACGCACCTTCCTTTGTTTGGTTCTAATTTAATCTCGTCTTCTCTTTGTTTTGCTTCATCTCCTTTTCTATATACAGTTACTTTAACATCTGCGTTGAGTTTATCTAACCAATCTAAGTACTTATCGTATGCTGCTACAACTAATTCTCTTGTCATTACTTTCTAACTTTTGGATAATTTAATATAAACCATTCTATCGATTCTTTTAAACCTTTCTCCAAAGTGGTGAATTCATATTCTCCAATGATACTCAAAAGTTTGGCGTTTGAAGATGGTTTTCTGTGTTGACCATTTGGTTTGTCTGTCAACCACTTTACTTTCCCTTTGAAGCCCATGTACTCCACAATCAGATCAACTACTTGCTTAATAGAATACTCAGTTGGATTTGATATGATCACTGGTTCAGTCCCTGTGTATTTCTGGATAAGTAGATCTACTATGTTCGCTACGTCTTTTGAATAGACAAACTCTCTAAGTGGAGTACCATCACCCCATACTTCAAAAGTCTTTCTATTCTTTTTGGCAAGATAACACTTGTGAATTAACATTGGAATTACGTGACCTACTTCTAAGCTATAGTTATCGTTTGGTCCGTATACATTACAAGGAATCACTGAAAAGTATTGTGTACCGTATTGTTGGTTAAACGCTCTAATCTGTACGTCAGCCATTCTCTTAGCGTAAGCGTAAGCGAAGTTAGATGGGTGTGGAGGACCTAATTCTATTTTAGTTTCGTCTAATGGATATTCCACGTTACCTGGAAATACGCACGTTGATAAAAATGAAACTAACTTTGGTATCTTTAACTCTTGACAAGCTTGAATCACATTAGTATTCATTCTAATATTGTCCATAAAAAAATCAGCAGGAAATTGCATGTTAGCCCCGACTCCGCCGACTTTTGCTGCGCAATGTACTACCACATCTGGCTTGTACATTGATATTGCGAATTTAGCTTTATCGTAATCTCTTAAATCTCTCTTAGAACTTAATTTAACTCCTTGATTGAAAGCAGATCCTATTAATCCAGTTCCTCCAGTAATTACTTTTGTCATTAGAATACTCTATTTAATTCTTTTAACCAATATGAAATCATTTCATCCAACATTGTTTCAAATGTATAAGTGGGTTTCCAACCAGTAGCTTTCATTAATTTGCTAGGATCTCCTTTTAAATCTGTTAACTCTTCTGGTCTTAGAAACTTCATGTCTAACTTTACATAGTCTTCGTAGTTCAATTCTAGCTTATTAAAAACATACTCGCACAACTGTCTAACCGAATGCGAAGTACCAGTAGCGCAAACAAAATCGTCGGCATCTTCTAATTGTAATATTCTCCACATAGCTTCTACATAATCTTTAGCATGACCCCAATCTCTTGTTGCTTCTAAGTTACCCAATCTCAATTCTGTTGATTGACCGTAGAATATCTTAACAGCTTCTTTAACTACTTTATTTGTTACGAAGTTAGTACCCCTTCTTGGTGATTCGTGGTTAAATAGAATTCCATTAGATACGAACATACCATAAGAGTTTCTATAATTTCTTGTTATGTTGTATCCAAATACTTTAGCGCAACCGTAAGGAGATACTGGATTCATCGGTGTGGTCTCTCTTTGAAATCTATCTTCGTCTATAGAGTTTCCAAACATTTCCGAAGAAGAGGCTTGATATATCTTTGCATTCTTACACATAGATAGAGTAGCTTCCAATAAATTAAGAGTTCCAATTGCCACTGTGTTTGCCGTGTATACTGGTTGATCGAAAGAGATTCTTACATGCGATTGAGCCGCTAAGTTGTATATCTCGTCTGGTTGTACTTTGCTTAGCACTCTATTAAGAGAGGCTAGATCGGTCATATCAGCGTAAGTCAAATTATCTTTGATCTGATCGTATACTTTGATTCTCGCTGTTTGATTTTCAGCTACAGAGTTTCTCTTCAGAGTGCCGTGTACTTCGTAACCTTTATCTAATAGTAACTCTGCTAAGTATGATCCGTCTTGACCGTTAATTCCAGTAATTAATGCTACTTTACTCATATAGTGTTGTATAAAGAATTTTGTTTTACTTGTCTGTCAATATCTTTAGGATGGTACAAAGCCCAGTCTTCAAATTCAGCAGGAAATATAGATGAGGTTTTCCAACCTTCCAATCTTTCGTGAACTTTACCGACCCATTGAATTGACTCGATGTTCTTACATATTCTTGTTTGATAATCAGGCCAATTAACTCGGCCTTTTTCGTCTACTCTCCAATGCCATGTTTTGATGTGTTCTTCAGTAAGACCTTTAACAGTGTTTACTCTAGGAACTCCATAACATTCTACATTACTATTCGCTTCTAATACCTCTTTAATTAATTTTAATAGGTGCTCAGAAAGGTATTCGTCCGCATCAATAAAAAAGATGTAGTCTCCTGTACAATTTTTCTTTAGATTATTTTTAAAAGCGGCAAAGTCTTTGTTAAGAGGAAATGTGATCGACTTTACAGGATATGCATCTACAACAAACTTTACTTTGTCTGTAGCGGTGTCGTCTAACTGAATAATGATCTCATCTTCGCCTTGCTTACCTTGTGTAAGTTGCTTTAATAGCCTGTTTAATTCCTCTGCTTCGTTGTGAGCGGTGATTGCGTAACTTATTTTCATATTCTTTATTTTATTTCAAATAACCCAATATAATCGCAAGAGTCAAAGAAGTCGCTTCCGAATCCTTTTAGACTAGCTGAATCTGATTTGTGGGTTTTGCCTTTGAATTTTGGAGTCTCTTTCTCTTCTTCTGTCAATTCAATAGATTTGATTGCACTCCACTCCCAATCTTCAGCGCTACTTCCATTTGCGAATACTGTGCCTTGATTTTCTATATTAATTACTTGAGGATACCACACTCGTTTATCTTCATCTACGTATTTGATATCTTTGTATAATTCTGGAAATTCGGCTTCGTATTGTTCGAAATCAAATTCTCCCTCTCTCATTAAATCGCTCGTAGTAAATCCACAGCTAAAGCATGCATATACATTATGAAACTCATTGATAGGCGTAACATAACAAGCATCTTCTGCTTTACACTTTGGACATATTGTTAATTGATCAGTCATTTAATAATGTTTTTTCGTTAGAAGTTGTATAACTAATTGTACTACCTGATGGAAGTGATGTACTTGTTGATGTTGATATGTCTCCAAAAGATGCTACATATGGATTAGCAATTGTAATATAACCAGTACCAGGAGTTGTTGTAATTGTTGTCCCCGTTGGTGTTTCTGGACCTCTTGTTGAATTAGGCGTTCCAACAAAAGGATATGTTTGATCATTTACTTCTGCTAATTTTTCTTTTAATATATCCCACTGTTTTGGGGTTATATTAAAATCGTGGACTCCTTCGGTAAATCCCTTCAGCCATAATATGAATTCTTTACTTGTCATTTTTAACTTCTATTTTTTTAAGTTTAGGTAATGTCAATCCTACTTGTTTAGGAATTTTATCTAAATAAGTTCCCAATAAAGTCTTCATCTCATCAAAGCTAAATTTGGTTTTTGATTGATGCGCTTGCTTCTTCGCTCTCTCTTCGTACTTAGAATACTTCTCGTATACATCTCTTAAATAGAACTCTGCTTGTTTTGTATCAGGACTAAACCATGCTGACTCTTTTATTAAAAGATTTTCTACTACTGCAGAAGGATGAATTTGTTTTAAAGCTCCTCCAATAAGACAGCAGTTTTCCATAAACAAAAAATCAACGTGTCCAGAGTACGCTGTAGTTATGATAGGCTTTTTTGATAATGTGAATTCTAAAAGAGGTCTGCCAAATCCTTCTCCTTTAGTTAAATTAAACATAGCCTTTACTTTTCCGTGATTATATAAGTTGTTTATGTCTTTATCATCCATCTCTCCGTGAAGTAGATAAATGTTCGGCAAATTTCCACTCACAGATTTTTTTACTATATCGATCTTTCTTAAAATCTCTTCCCTATCCATAATACTAGATCCAGCTCCTGATGTTTTAATTATTAAAGCAGGTTGGCTCTTTCTGTTTTTAAAAGTCTCTAAAAACGTTTTTATCATTAATGGAACGTTCTTTCTGTCTTCTCCAAATTCCCCTTGTAACCAATGTCCAACAAACAAGTAACAGAAGTCTTCTTTTATTTCATCCAAAGCCTGAACCAATTCAGTGCCGTCTAAATCTTCGTCTGCTACATAAAAATATTTGTTCAGATCAACGCCTTCGAATAATACTTCAATGGGTTTTTCTGCTTTTATTTCTTTAATTACTTGTCCTGTGGTTTTATCTTGCTCTTTAAATCCTGAATTTAACATCACGTTTTTAGCATGTTGAGAAGAAACTAATGTTAAATTCATTCTATTTATTCCCTCTATCCAAGTTGCAGGACATATTGTAGTTTCTATACCTGCGGTTACTCCAATATTATATTTTCCCACTGGTTGAAATTCATTAGGAACCGTGATTTGAATCCAAACATCTGGCTGTTTTGGCATTTGGCTAGATTTAAGTATTAATTTTTCCAACCATCCCCACTCCTGCTCATTGTCTTTTATGTATCCCCATGGAGTAACTCCCCATCTTTGAGCTATGATATTGAATTCGTATTCGTCTTTTTTTAATTCATATAGAGCTTTAAAAAAATCTCTAGATCTTGCACCGTAACCTGAATATGTGTCTATTGGGCAACTTATCACACAGTATTGTTTCATATTAATATATTAATTTATGAGCTATTTTTTTTCTTGGTAAATCTTCTACTTTAATTAATTCAAATTGTTTTCTTGGTTTAAATTTTTCAAAAGTTTCTTCTATGCAGTCTAATACGTTTTGACACATATTACTAGAACTCATCATTGATTCTTTTGATTGGGCCCATTTTCTACCTTCTAGTCCTCTTTTCTCCCTCTCTTCAGATGGAAGTTCATACACTTTCTGTATAGATTTTGCTAGATCTCTAAAGTCCAATCTATCATCGAATATATAAGGCGTAGGAATAGATCCTACAATGCTTGAATTGCTAGGGAATACAGGTTCTGCCCATTCTCCATGTTTTTTATAGGTGCCGAAGTGATTAGAGCAAAAGTTTTCATTAAAATCAATCCAATTGCCTTGCTCATCTTCAAATCTCATTTGGTCTTGCATTCCTCCAGTAACTGTTGCTATAATCATTTTACCTGTCATCATAGATTCTGTCAATGATAGTCCCCATCCTTCGTTAGAAGAAGGCAAACACGTTACGTCTGATAAATTATAAAGTAAATTTATTTGATCTGCTCCTACTCTAGAATCATGAATAATCACTCTTTGATATTCAGGGTCGCAAAACAAATCTCTTACTACCCCTAAATCTGTACCATTTTCATCAGTCACTTGAGTGTGCATAAGTAGCGCACATTTTTTAGCTTTTTCTTTTCCTATAGTATCACAAAAAACAGAATATGCAAGAATTAAATCAGAAGTACATTTTCTTCTAATGTTTCTTGCGTTATAAAAAATTACAAATTCTGGTATGTCTTCTCCAAAAACCGCTTTCTTTTTTACCTGTAATTTTTCATATTCGTCTTTCATGAATTCATTGATAGGGAAAAATATCTTTTCATTAATACCGTGAGGAACATATTTTAAAACTTTGTTTTTTACTTTATCGCCTAATACAACTCTATTGATATTTAAAGTTTGTTTTGAAATAGCCATAAGAGTATCGCAAGATTCATAATATGCTTTATTGTATAAAGGCGCAGGTAAATCATCCCAAATGTTTAAATAAATCATAGGAATCTTTCTTCTAACTTCATTTTCCATTTGAAATAACCAGGTCCAATATCTTGGATCTGTAAAAAACATAATTGCGTCAGGTTTCTCTATGTCAAGAAGTTGTCTAACTAATTCAGGGGATCCGTAACCATTTATTGGATAAATAAAAACTGAAGCATCTGGAATTCCCATGATATTGTTAGTGTCTTCAGAAATATCGAGTCTCTTCCCTGCGTCTGGATGTTGTATTGCACCTCCTAAGTTTATCCAATTAAATCTATGAGATGTGCCTATAACTATCTCTCTTGCCATGGTAGATATACCGCTGGTCATTCTAATATCATCGCACATAAATAGGATCTTTTTTCTTTGATCCTGAGGAATGTAACCTTTTATCATTTGTAACTTATTTTATTGCATTAATTATTTCAGATCCAGTGTAGTAGGTGTTGTATTGCTCGTGCATCTTTGCTCTGAAGCCAGAATCAGTCAGATACATATACATCGTTCTCTCCACTATGTCTTGTAAGTTCATCTTAGTTCTTATTGAGGTGATCTTGAAGTCCTCATATAGAGTCTCGGGTATCTTTACAGACGTAATTACCCTTTTCGTTTTGCTAACCATATTATAATTTATTTACTATAAATATATAGATAAAGAGTAAATATAAATTTATAACAAAACTTTTTTATTTGTTCGGTCGCAGTGCTCTGGTTTGTCTTTGAATGGGCACCACTTGCATCCATCTAAGTTCTTTGTGTACTCTCTTTCTGCTATGTACTTGGCGTCAACTGTGAATGTTTCTCTAACAAAAGATTCGAATTCTGCCACTGCGTCTTTTACTTTCTTAGTGCCTTGAGCTGGAATAAACTCTTGAACATACTTTGTAGGAAAATCAGGACTAACATAAGGTCGTCTCTTTACTATAAAGAATCTGACTTCTATTTTATCTATAGGAACGTTTAGAGCTCTTGAGTAGAAGTGTTTGTACAAAAGCAACTGACTTATCTTGTTCTTGTCTTTTTTATCGTTATCGTTCCAACCTTTTGTCGAAGTCTTAATATCATAGATCTCGTAAGTCTCTGTGTTCTTATTAAAGAAGATCAAGTCGATTGAACCAGTCATGATCACATTTGGAATCTCGTCTACTATGTATTGCTCGATTGGAATCTCGATACCGATTAACTTAGTAGTTCTTAAGTTAAAGTACTCGCCTCTTCTCTTCTTAATCCAATCCAATATGGTAATACCATCTTCTATAAACTCTTTGAAATCGTTAGGCTTTATAAAGTGCTCGCCTTTCTGTTCTGCTAAAGCCTCTTTATAATTCTCGTACATTCTTTCTTTTAGCAATCCAGCCAAGTCCATTTCGTCTGCCTTTTTAGCTGAGTCTTCGAACATTACTTTTAACCAGTCTTGCATGGTTTCGTGGAAAGAGGTACCGAAAGTTAAATGCACAGAAGGTTTGAATATCTTTAGCTTCTTAATGTAGTTAAGATACCATTGATATTGACACTGCTTGTATATAGAATATTGTGAATAAGACACAGACTTCTGATAAGCATAATTTACTCCCCATACATGTTTTGGCATTGTCTTATTTTTTACCGTCTATTGTAGACTTTATTTTTTGTAGATACAGAATTGCATCCATGTGTTCTTCGATTGCATGTTGCAACCATTCTGACAAAGATAGATCGGTTCTGTCTAAATCGGTGTTGTATTTTGCTTTACCGACTCTTGATCTGTCGATAAATTGATCTACGATACCATCGACTATAGAATCAGTCTTTAGAACTTGTCTTGTGTTTTCGGATGTGTATATAATGTTGTCTCCGTATACTTCTCTATTCTTCGTCTTTTTCATTACTTTCTGTTATTGCTAATTCTGGTGGATAAAAATCTTTGTTTATGTGTCCGCATTTAACGCAACAAAAAACTTGAACTGGTGCCAAGCCTTCTCTTCCGTCTGCAGATAAAAATTTACTGACCTTTCTTAATAGCAATCCCATAGTAAAAGCATTGTGACCGCAACTGTCGCAAAGCCATGGTGTGGTTTTGGTTAAATCTACCTGTGGTTGTTTTTGATTCATTATTTGTTTTTTTCTTGTTTTAAATCCCAATAAATTTTTCTTACTTTAGCTCCTAACTCAGCATCGTTTGGTGTGTATAAAATAGTAGTTTCGTCCACTAAGATTAACATATGAGATGGATTTGCTGTACCTAAAGGTTCTATTTCTGCAAATGTTTCTGAAATTTCTTTACTTCCTCCGCATTTTACACATAATTGCCCAGCGCCTTCTACGTAATTAAAACGATAGTCGATGTGATCGTTAAATCTGTAAGCGGTTTCAGCTCCGCAGATAACGCATTTTTCAATTGGGTTATTTTTATACGGAGGTCTATCTATAACAGCGTCACCGGGCCCGTATTCCATTTTAACATACCGTTGTTTTTGTTCTTGCTCTAATGCACAGGAAAGATGGTCTACGCCAACAAGATAATCGTATTCTATTTCTGAGGTGTCTTTGCCACAATATTGGCAGATAAATAGGGAGTTTTCCATAGCGTTTTATTTATAACCTAAATGTAACAATTATGGAGAAGATGGAGAAATAAAAGTTTAAAGTAAAGCTGTTGTTCTTGACTTATTTTTTATTTTTTGTTAATTAACTTTGATTCCAATTTGTCTAGTCGAGAATCCATCATGCTGTATATAGCTTGTTCTGATTCTGCTCGACTTCTGTGAACATTTTCTATCTCTAAGGATAGTACTCTATTTGTTTGAGCGTCTATTTCAATGACGTCTCTATTGAGGTCTTCGATTCTTTTTTCTAACTTAATGGTCTTAACGAAGGCAATAACAGCAACTACCGCTAACGCGATAACCACCACTAAGCTCATCCCTAAAACGAATGATAGTGTTTCCATATTTTATTTCTCCTATATGCCAAAGAACAACAGCTTGCTGACAGGACTGGATTCGAACCAATATGCAGAGATTCAATAGTTAACAAAGTTGCTCGCGAGCTTGTGGTCTACCCATATCAACTATCTATTTCTTTATCTGCGTCCTCGGGACCGGAGGATGTGTATGCCGGGGTCATAACTGAGACAACCCAATTTCACCACCTGTCATTATATTAATAGATTCCGTCTTCGTCGTCTATTTTAAAATCCAATTTATTCTGATCGATTCTGGCTTGTTCAGCTTCTTTGTACCATCTAATCCAAGTTATAGATACGTCAACAGGAGCCAATACCCAAGCCATTACTACAACCATAATAGCGTCTAACTCAGGAGAATTATATTCAACTCCTGATCTTTTGTATCTTTTGTTTAGTTGATAGAAACAATAGATAACACAAATAATGTAATAAATCAATAACATATTTTTAATTTTTATTTTTAAAGTTCCCACTCATGGATTCGAACCACAACAAACTGCACCAAAAACAGTTGTACTACCGTTATACTAAATGGGACTAAAGCCGCCTATATTTTTATGTACACATCGCTATTGACCGGTAATGCCAATGAGTTGTTGTGATACAGTATTTTTCCATCTTTAGAAAATCCAGTGATACTAATTACCTCGTCCTTATCAACATTAGCCAGCATTTTATTGCCCAACTTATCTGATACGATTAGTAGCTTATCTCCTATTTTTAATTCTATTCCAAATTTATTTGTTACCTTTTTCATTATGTTTTGTTAGATCTAAAGTAGCGTTGTGATGCATTCTTATTTGATCGCTTCTGTAATGTCTAATGTGACCTCCATCGCATAGTACAATACACCATATATCGTTCTCAAAAGTGCCTCCATTGGAAACGTACACTGCATAACCTTCTTTGTTGCCTTCTACAATAACTGGAATAGGCGTTTTAAATTCTAACATCATATAAATTTGCGGAGAGACAGGGATTCGAACCCCAGATACCGTTTCCAGTATGCCAGTTTTCAAGACTGGTGCATTCAACCGCTCTGCCATCTCTCCAGTAGTTTAAAAATGTTTTAATATTAGTACTATGAATACTAATTTATGACTTTTTTTAAACCAATACGGTGCCGGTGGAAGGGATTTTCACCCTCACGGAGTCCTTTTCGGTCACTCCACCATTCTAGAATAGGTACGTCTCAATGTTACTCGTCAGTTTACACTGTTTATTCCGCCACACCGGCATATGAGCCTCGCGACGGACTTGAACCGCCGACCTGATCATTACAAATGACCTGCTCTACCGACTGAGCTAGCAAGGCATTTAGGAAAGCAGAAGATGGGTGCGTGGACATCTGCTTTTACGATTGGCATTACTTTGGCTTTCGCCCCCTCAACCATATATCAGCCCTTTCTACAGTTAAAAGATATAAGTTTTCCCAATCAACCTTAATATTGAAACAAACTATCCACAATTTTTCTAAGTCGCCATCCAAGTCATGCTCTGGTTAAACCAGCGGCAGATAGTTATGTTTGTACTCTGTACGGGATTCGAACCCGTATTACGCCCGTGAAAGGGGAGTGAACTAACCCTTATTCGAACAGAGCAATAAAAAAGGCTCTAACTGAAGTTTAAAACAATTAGAGCCTTTGATAAGTTTTGTTAAAGCTTGAGACTACAGCTTCGACATGCAAAATCTTTAAGAGGATTATTTTGTTTCCCTCTCTGTCCAGTTCCTTTTGAGATCTATCTTTGCAATGCCAATTGATTAGGTCAATTACACCTTGAGCTACTTTAATTTAGTGGGATACTCTCTTTTTACTCCAACCGTTCAACTCTGCCGAGCTGATACATCCTTGCGAGATTACGACCTTTTAGAAAGAATACTCTCAGACTTGCGATCTTTGAGTGCAACGAACCTCTCGTTACTGTGTAGGCATCTTTCTCCCGTAGCTGGCAAGCGCTTAAGCTTATGATTATATTAATTTTGATAAATTGAAATCAAAGTTTTGACTTGTGGATCGTAAAGGTAGCGGCTTGCCACTGAACCTGCTCAGCTTTTGGCCAAGTAGATATTCAACTACCTTTTGAGATATCCCTATCTCGGTTATTTTAGACAACTTCGTCAAAGAGTCTTGGTAGACTTCTTCGAAGGAAAGTAGCAGCACCATCTGTTCTCTTTCTTACCTTAAGGTTTTTAGCCATTCGGTTTTAAATCGCCATTCAATACTAGTGTGCGCAATAGTGTAATTGGATAAACTACATTTCTTGCATAATCACTCTCAGATTATTCTTATTGCTCTTCCAAGCTCAATCAGACAACCCACATTGCCTGATCACCAAACCATTTCGCTACGGAGTTACCCTCACTACTACAGGTCCAATGATATTCTGATTGCATACTCGAGCTTATTGCTAAGCCGCAAATAGGTTCAGTCAAACCTACTCACTTTATACTTGTTTCCAAGTTTATTTAACGACTATATGCCGCCGACGTTATTTAGGATTTCTCCACGGATAACAATATTTTCAAAGAGCTATGTTTCAATGTTATAAAGCTAATATATAACATCTTTTCGTTTTTAAAAAATTTATCTTTTT